TCTTTTCCTTGTTAGCTTTTTTATATTCTTCTATCTTTTCCTTGTTAGCTTTGTAATATTTTTTTTTACTTTCTTTTATAAGTTCTTTATTAGCCTCTCTATATTCTTTTTGACAAGACTTACATTCAGACTTTAAACCATCTTTTTTGTATTTATCTTTATGAAATTCAACTACATCTTTTTCTACCTTACATTTTGTACAAACCTTTACCATAACTCTACATCGTTAAGTTTATTCTTTCTGTCATCACAACCACAGTCTTTCCCTGTTAGTTTGCTAAACTTTTTTACAACCCACTTTATTCCTGTGTACGTTGTAATTAATTCTATAAAGTCTCCAAGTCTCATAATAGTAAATTTATTTTGTTTAATAATCTATTTTCTATTTCGTAAGTATCTGCTTTCATTTTAAAAGAAGAACCATCATCTCTATTTCTTGTATCTCCTTTCTTATAAAAAGATGATTTGTTTATTAATTCATCTTTAGTAACCCAACCACATATTTCTAAATTATTTGTTTTTTTATTTAAACTATTAAAAATATAAATATCACAATCAAAGTCCTTTTGAAATCCAATAAAATTATGTACAAAGTAAGGTTTCATATTTACTGTTCTACCCATAGTTTTGACATCAATCTTTTTACCCTTATATTCAAAATCAAAACCACCATCAAAACCAGTTGTATATTTGTGATTTAAATCAAAAACATTTTTAGTTAGTATCTCTCCAATCAAACCAACAAATTGTTGTTCTCTATTTCCATTGGCAGAATTTCTATTACCCATATTATTTTTAGATAAATAATCCCAACATTCTAATTTTAAACTATAAGGTATATCTAAAATCATAATAGTTCATCTTTTAATTTATCCTTAACCTTGTTATATGTATTGTAAAGCGAGTAGTAACCTATCTTTGTATCTCTACTTAATTCAGCTACACTCTTTCCTCTTGCAATCAATTCAAATACTTTTTTATCATACCAATAAACATCATCTACTGCTCTTAAATAACCATTTAAAAACTCCTCGTATTGTTCCTCGTATTCTATTGGGTCTATTTCTTGAAAACTTTTTTGTATCTCATCTAATTCATCTAAAGAAACTTTTGTAATCTTACTGTTACTTCTTAAATAAGCCACATATATACCTCTTAACTGCTTAAAGATATAATAGTAGTTAACTTCTCCATCTTCATACCAAATATTCTTACCCTCTTTCTCATATCTAATTAAATAAATATACATTTCTTGCACTATATCTTCTGATATATTTTTAGGACAACCAAAGGAGTTAACTACGTTAATCCAAGTTTTGTGTTTCTCTGCTGCTTTTTTAATTAATTTAGACATTGTTTGATTGTTTAAAAAGGTATTTCTTTATTTTTAAAAGTATATTCTTTATTGTAATTTAAAGAATTATCTGTATCATTTATTATGTATGGTAATCCTGAATTGTCTAATTTAAAATCAAATTGCTCAAATGGTGTATTTCTACTTCTTTTACAAGTAACTGTTATACAACCTAATTTGTTTGGGTCTTTTTCTAATTGTATTTGTGTCTCCGCTTTTTTCTCAAGAAAACTACCTAAATGACCTGTTGGTTTATCACTACCAAAATTAGAATGAATTACTGTAACTATATGACAATTATAAATACTTGTCCATTGCATTATTTTTTGAACAACTGCAGAACTTTCTTCTAAATTATTTGCATCACTAACTAAATCAGCAATACCATCTAAAATAAGTAGACCTACTTCTTTGCCCTCTTCCTTTAAACCCTCTAAATAATATTCTATAAAGTCAATTCTTGAATTGTAATTAATCTGCCTTAAAGCAAAAGTGTGATAAAAATCTAAATCAAAACCTTTATTCATCCATTGTATGCGTTTAAATACTCTTTGAGAGTGCCATATACCCTGTTCAGTATCTATATGTATAAATTCCCTACCATTCCTAAAAGAACCCATACCTTTAGTATATACACCATTTGAGTTTACATACGCACTACCTAATAAACTACAAAAAAAAGTTTTCATTGATTTCGGTGGCGCTTGGATAAAACTAAAATTGCCATACGTTCCAATAGGGATTGGAAATTCTTTTGTTTCTCCGTTTTTTAACACTACCTGCTTTGTTTTAAAACTAATTGCTACAGGTGGGTGTTCTATTTTTTCATTAATATCTACTTTACAATCTTGTTCTATTAATTGCATAAACATTAAATGGTCATTCTTTTCTTGTAATTCTTGTTCTGTCATTTTATTTAATTATTTTGTGTCATTAAATTTTTACTAATATATAAAAAAAAGGGTAGCTTTTAAACTACCCTCTAATTATTAAAATGGCAAATCAGTAGTTTCTAATTCTTCTGTCGGCACTCCTATATCGGTTGCAGGTGCATTGCTATCAGATTTGAAAACTTTCCAAGCAGATAAACTTACATAATATTTACCTTGATATTCATTACCTCTAACGTTAAATGAAACATCTACATCAGCACCAACTTTATTATATTTTATAAAATCATCTACCTTGTCTTGTACTATTTCAAACTTTACATCTTGTGGGTATTTGTCGTTTGTTGTAATAACAAATTCTACTTTTTGAAAACCACTATCAAAGGTTTGTTTTTCTCCGATTAATTTAATTTTTCCTGTTAATTGTAAACTCATAATTTTAATATTTATTTAGTTATTTATAATCCTACGTTAATTGTATTATCTATTTCTTGTATGATGTGTCTAAAGGTACTTCTTTCTTGTTCTCCAGTAACATCAACACCATTTAAAAATAGTTTATAATGGTCTTTCTTTGTTTTTCTTAATTCTATTGTGTTCATATTATTTCTTTTTAAAACTTTCGCTTTCATCTTCTCCAAAAACACCTAAACTATAGAACCCTGTTAATTTTAAAACTGCTCTACTCATTGCTCTTTTCTCTGCCATTTCAGCTATATACCAAGAGTTTGTGTTACCATCTTTATAACCCTCTCCTTTTAATGCAGAACCAAATGTTTCAATCATCTTACCCTCTTTCTGTGCTTTAGCTTTAAATACTGCAAAGTTAGGTTCACATCTTATTACTTCATAACTAACGTGCATCTGTTCTTTAGCCTGTATCTTATCAATACCTTGTCTTGTAATAATTGTGTAGTGTTGATGTTTAAAGAAATCTTCTTTGTCTAATTCGTACTTTAAATAAAGTTCTTTTAATTTGTTGTTATTCATTTTAATTAATTTAAGTTTAATATTCTTGTTATTAATGTTGTAAATATAATACAAAATACCAATATAATAATTAATTGTATAAATAAGTCAATTAATTTATTTAGTATTTTATATATTAGTTTCATTTTATTATCTGTTTAGCTACTTCTAATTGTGCTTCCTTAAAAGCAAGGCTTTTTTCTAAAACCTCTACTCTTTTTTCTAAAGCCTCTATTCTGTAGTGTAAATATTCTTTGTGGTCATTACCTTTAACTCTTTTAATATCATCTATGTGTGTCATTGTTCTTATTTTTAATTATCTATTGTTACTCCTAATTTTAAATAATTTCTTGTTCCTATTTTTGGTATTCTAACTTGATAGTTAATTGCTACGTCTGTTAAGTTAGGGTCTTGTTCTAAATGGTACTCAATCTGTTTCTTTAGTTTTTCCCAAGCCTCGTTATTTATCTTTGTCATTTAATTTGTTTTTTAAAAGCTATGCTTTTCTTTAGTTAATAATCTGTTTCGTTAAATTCCGCGTGTTCTCCACAGTCTGAACATATATCTGTTCCCCATAGTGGTGATGCACCACAACAATCGCTTTCTCTCATAACTTATATATTATCTGTGAATAATTCAAAAGGACTATATACGTTGGTAAAGAATTTTATATCCATCCAAATACAATAAGGAATATCTGATGCATATTCTAACTGCTCAAAACAGTTTATAACTCTTTCTACAAGTGAAGGATATTCTAAATTATTCTTTTCAAAAACTACTTTGTACTCTGGTTTTAATTTGTCTACTAATCTCATAATCTTGTTTTTAATTGGGAGGCTTTTACACCTCCCTGTTTATTTATTGTTTAAAATAGTTCGTAAT